ATCGGCAGTTTCTGCCGTATCGGCTCGCGTGAGCGCCCTTGAAAGCACCATCGACGGAGGCACTTACTAGTCCTTCCACCGCCTCCGGGGTTCGATCCCCCGGAGGCAACCCCATTCCATAATGGCCACCATCATTCCCAAAAAATCCACGGTAGCAGGCAAAGTCCCGACGACCAGTGACTTAGGTCTCGGAGAGATTTGCCTTAATCACGCCGATCACATCCTTTATTCCCGCCATCCGGGGACAGGCGCGGTGTATGCCATCGGAGGAGGCAGCGCAGCGGTCGAACGCTTCTGGGCCTTCGCCTTGAGCGGCAATACCGTCTACCTCGCCAGTATTTCCACATCCGACTTTCCTTCCACGGGCAGCGTCTATGACGTGGCCCTCTGGGACATCAACAAAACAACAACCAATGACAACGGAGACGTGGTCTCCGAAAGCTCCGCCATCGGAGCTTGGAACAACAAAACCAATCTCACCTTCGCATGATCGCCACACCCATCCTCTCCGGTGCCTCTGGCACAAAGACCCTCGCCGTATTCACGCCGCGCCACAGCTCGCCGCCCGCCACTCTTTTTGCCACTCTCGACACGCGCAACTCGGTTGCCGTCCTCGATTTCGACTCTGCCACCGACGAGAGCGCGATCTTCCCGTCGATCATCCCCGAAGCGGCAGACCTCGGCAGCGGATTGAGCGTGCGAATCAGTTGGATGGCGACCACCGCTACCACCGGCAATGTGCGCTGGCGCGTAGCATTAGAGCGTGGCAACACCGACCTCGATGCCGACAGCTTCGACACCGCAGCCGAGGGCAACGGGGCGGCAAACGGCACAAGCGGCATTCCAACCACGACCAGCATCTCGCTCACCAACCTAGACAGCGTGGCAGTCGGCGAGCCTTACCGTCTCAGAATTTCTCGCGTCGGCAGCGATGCCACAAACGACACCATGACAGGCGATGCCGAACTCATCGCCGTCGAAATCAGGAGCGCGGCGTAATGGCACGGGCATTTGCAACTAACCAGCAGATAAACGGCACAACCACCGTTGCACAAAACCTCACGAATTTTTCAATGGCTGGATGGATTCGCCGAGCGTCAAGCGGTTCGGTGCAAGTGTGGGGGCCAAATGATAATATCACCCTCAACCAAAGCCTGATTTGGCATTTTACTGACAACATTATTTATTTTATCATTCGAAACGGAACAAATAATTTTGCATCATCCGCGCAAAATGTAACTGGGTGGAACCACATCGCTATGACTTTTGATGGGTCGCAAGGAACAAATGCAGGGAAAGTGAAAGGTTATCTCAATGGCAATGCGCTGACTTTGACATTTTCTGGCACATTTCCCGCAACGACATCGAATCAAAATGCATTTAGAATTGGTCGCGTTGTTGAAGGAAATTTTTGGTCAACAGGCGACTTTGCCGAACTCGGAATGTGGCAAGCCACGCTGACCGCCGAAGAAGTCGCATCTCTCGCCAAAGGGATGACCTGCGACAAAATCCGCCCGCAATCACTTGTAACATACATCCCACTCATGCGCGACATCCAAGACATCGCTCGCGGAATGACACTTACAAACACCAACTCAACCGTCGCCAACCATCCTCGCATCTACCCATGAGCCTTTACCTTAACACAACCACCAACGAACTGCGCGAACTCCCAGAGTCCTACATCGCAGAACTCATCGCAGCCGTGAACCCAAAAGCCGAGCAGTGGCAACCAGCGCCTGCAAAGCCCAGCGAAGACGCCGTGTGGCAAAACGGCGAATGGGTCACGCCGGCCGCTCCCACCTACACCGCTGAAGAGTGGACAGATTCGCAAGGCTACGGCGGCAACCGCTCCACCACGCTCCTCTACCAAAAGCTCCGCCTCGACGCCTCCGCCAAATCCTCGCCCAAGCTCAACGCCGTCCAAGGCTGGCTCGACGGCATGATCGCCAGCGGTCTTGCCCCAGCTGCCAGCAACTGGCCCGCCGCACCTCACTCCTTCGAGGACTGCCTCACCGAAACACTCACCATCCTCAACTCCTAACACCATGGCCAACGAACTCAACATCGCCCTCGCAAAATCGGGCCTCACCGTCACCGCTCAACGCTACCAAGCCGGAGCCGCCGTAGGCTCCGCCATCTCCTGCCCCGAAACCGGATCAAGCGGATTTTACTCTGGCAACATGACCGGCACGGCAGGCACCTACCAACTCGCATTCATCTCCGCCTCCGCCAATGTCGGCAGCGGAAGCATCGTGTGGAGCGGCACAGCCGAAGTGCCAGTGTCCACGATCACCACCGCCGACATCCCCAGCGCCTCGATTTCCGCCATACAGGCTAAAACCGACAACCTCCCAAGTGACCCCGCAGACCAAAGCCTCGTCGTGGCCGCCATCACCGCCATCCCTACCGTAGCCCAAATTCGCACCGAGCTAGATTCCAACTCGACCAAACTCGCCAACCTCGACGCAACGGTATCAAGCAGACTTGCAAGCTCGGTCAGCACCAACATCACCTCGATCAAAGCGAAGACCGACCTGCTCAATACCGACAGATTGGCTCAGTGCGCCACAACAAGCATCGTGGGGTCGCTTATCGCTCAATCAAATTCCTAATGAGCATGGAGAACTTCAAGAGCGCAGCCACCGGCCTCATCGGCAGCGCGACCTCCATTGGCGCTGCGGCGTACTCCCTGCTTCCTCACTTGGAAGCGGGGATGCGCCTCGCCTCGGTCACGGTCGGCCTCGCAGTCGGCCTCGCCACGCTCGTCAAAGTCATCCGCGACCTCCGAAAGTAACACATGCCGAAATTCGATTTTTATCCAAGTTTCAACGCCGGTGAGGTTTCACCCATGGTGGACGCCCGGACTTCCTTGGATAAATATCGCTCGGCCTGCCGCACTCTGGAGAACTTCGTGATCATGCCCTACGGTGGGGCCATCCGCCGACCCGGCACGCAGTACATTGGCACGACGAAAACCTCGGCCACGCAGAGTCGCTTAATCGGGTTCAACTTCTCGACCACGACCCGCTTCGTGATCGAGCTTGGCGTGGGCTACCTGCGCGTCTGGAATCCCGCCGGCACATTGCAGACTATTTCCGGGACAGCAACAGAACTCGCCACTCCGTATGCCGCCGTTGATCTGCGCGAAATCCAATACTGCCAGATCAACGACATCATGTACTTCGCCCACGCGAACTACCCGCCTCGCAAACTCACTCGCGTGTCGGATACCAACTGGACCTTTGCGGAGGTCAAATTTGAATACCCGCCGCTACTCGATAGCTCGGACAATCAGACGAAGTTGTTTGTAAACGTATCTAATAATGTATTCAACTCTGGAGTCTCATATCTTAAAGACGCCAATCTTTTCCCGCCTTTTTGGACTGGTTCAGTTGCTTATGCTGTAGGTGATTGGGTATACACAGCAAGCGGGGTATTTAAATGCATAATCGCCCACACTTCTACGGCGACCTTTAATGCCACGAATTGGACTTTAATCTCATCGACGAGTTTTATTTTTCGCGTCTTAAAAGATTTTACCGCGACCACCTTTCCTGCCGCTATCGCCGCTGGGAATATCTCGTCGCTTCCCTTGGCGTCCAATCAAATGGGACCGATGATTAGCGGCAACCCATTCACCGGGTATATCGGTTCGCAGATCGAGTTGAAATGGCAGAATTCCAATCTCTACAAGCAGATCGAAATCGTCGGTAATTTTGAAAGCGAAACGCTCCTTGTTGACGGGGCATGGGATTTCGAGACATCCGGCACATGGGGAGCAACGATCCAAATCCTGCGCGTGCCAGCCGAGATCATGCAGGCAGGAGTCATAGCTGGCCTTGGCGTTCCCGTTGGTGGCACGGGCATCGAAGTCTACCAACCAAACCACGGTTGGGCAGATGGCGACATCATTTCGGTAACAGGAGCCTATCCCGCACCGAATGCCACGATTTATTCCGTGACGACGAACACCTATCGCTACAATGTCGTGACCGCTCCCACTCTCACTGGTTATCGCGATGTCTTCCCGGAGAATCTCACGCAAATGGAAATCGTCCGCGAGTACATCGTGGACAATGACAAAAACATCATCACCTCTGGAACGGAAGAGAGTCTCTGTGGACTCAAAATCGTCATCCGCAACGCGCAAAAAATAGCGTACAACTGGGCCGCGAGTACGGTCTATGTCGTAGGTGACTTTGTCTACACTGGTGGCAAGACCTACTACTGCGTGCTGGCGCATACGTCTGGGGGATCGTTTGATTCTACCAGATGGACCACGCAACAGGTTCCAAATGCTCGCATCGATAGCTCAACCAAGATCATCGGCGGGGTCGCTACCATAACCGCAGCCAGCACCATCAATGTGGATAATTGGCTTGGCCGTCTCGCCGCCACTGGCGCAAAGACGAAATACTGGCAATACGGGGCATTCAACGCGACCAGTGGCTACCCTCGCTCGGTTTGTTTGCATGAGCAACGCCTCTGCTTCGGCGGGACTAAGGCGCAACCCAATACGATTTGGTGCTCGGCCATTGGCGACTTTGAAAACTTTGAACTCGGAGTCAATGCCAGCGATGCGGTCCAGTTCACGCTCGCCGCCTCGGAAGGGAACAGAATCAACTGGATGTTTTCGCAGAGTGAAATGCTAGTCGGAACATCCGGCGACGAGTGGACCATTGGCGCAGCGGATTCCGCCTCGGCGCTCTCGGCGACCAACGTCAAGACGAGACGGCAGGCCAGCTACGGATCGAAATACATGCGAGCCGCGATGGTCAACGATGTCTTGCTCTTTGTGCAACGCAACGGACGCAAGGTGCGCGAACTCGTCTACGAACTCAACAAAGACGGTTGGGTCGCGCCCGATCTGACTCTTCTTGCCGAACACATCACGGTCGGCGAAATCGTCGAGGTCGCCTACCAACAACAACCAGACGCCATCCTCTGGTGCGTGCGCGGAGACGGCACGCTCATCGGCATGACCTACGAGCGAGACCAGAAAGTCGTGGGCTGGCATCGCCACACCATTGCCGACAATGCCGATGTCGAGTCGGTCGCTACCATCTACGGAAATCAAAGCGAGGACGAGGTCTGGATGGTCGTCAAGCGCACCGTGGCTGGCTCAACCTACCGCACCATCGAGCGATTTCCGCTCCTCTGGCGCACGAATTTCGACAACCAGACGAGCGCCTCATACCGCTACCTCGATGGGCATGTGGCCTTTGCTTCCGGCGCTGCCAACCGCAGCGTGGCAGGTCTCTCGCATCTCAATGGCAAGACGGTTACGGTTGTGCAGGAAGGGAGCGCCCCTGTGACTCGCACGGTCGCCAGCGGAGCGATCACCGTTCCCCAAGCCTCTGCCGGCTATGTCGGCCTGCCCTACATCTCGACGCTCACTCCCATGAAGCTCGACATGGACCTAGAAGACGGGTCATCGCAAGGCCGCAAGAAGCGCATCCACAAGGTCGTCGTCAGAACGCTCAAAAGCCAAGGCGGCGAAGTGCGGGTCAATGCCGGGCAGTGGTACGACCTCGCCAGCACCCTCACCACGGGAGATCAAAAAATCTTGACGGCAGGCACGTTTGGATTCGACGCCGATGTTTCTGTCCAGCAAAGTGACCCGTATCCAATGTGTATTCTCGCCATCGAACCTGTCTGGGACACCTACGGAAATGAATGACATAGTGCCTACCCTCAAAATGTTTTACCCAGAAACCGATTACGAGACCGTAGCCGGATGGTGGGAGGGGCATGGGTGGCCAGCTTTGCATAAGGCATTTCTACCAAAGCTTGGCGTGATGGCTTTGTTCAATGATAAACCTGTCGCATCGGGATGGGTGTACCTCGACAATAGTTGTGGAGTTTCAATTTTAGAGTGGATGGTGGCAGACCCAGAAGCCGCACCAAAGAAGGTCTACAAGGCAATCAAGTGTGTCGTTTCATTCCTGCGAGACCGAGCCAAGGACATGGGATACACCATCATGCTGACCACGTGCAAACAGGAGTCGCTCGCTAAGGTTTACGAAAAAACGGGATTCAAACGAACCGACGAAAACATGATCCACTTAGTTCAATACCTTCAATAATATGAGCTATTTTACCGCAATTGCCGCAGTTGCCGCAGTCGTCTCGGCAGGCGTCTCGATCTATTCTGCCAACGAGCAGTCAAGCGCCCAAGCCGCAATGGCCGAGTACAACCGCATGGCTGCGGAGCAGAATGCCTCTTGGCAGCGCCTCGCCGGGGAACGTGCCGCGCAGGCCGACCAATTCAACGCACAGATAGCAGGATTCAATGCGGAGCAACAAAAGCAACAAGCTCAATTTTCTAACTCAGTCCAGACGGCGCAAATCGCTCAACAGAGGGCGCAGATGGAACAATCCACGCAAGTGGCTAATTGGCAAAA